CAGGCATGAAGCAGCTCTACAAGATCGTGCTAAACCTGATCACGACGCACCAGGATCAGCCGCGCATGGTTCGCCTGACAAATGAATTTGTGCCAATTGATCCGCGCGTGTGGAACGCCAACATGGACGTCTCAATCAACGTCGGCCTAGGGCGCGGCACAGATACTGAGCGGATGATGCTGCTACGCCAGATCGGCGACATGCAGAAAGAGGCAATTTCGACAATGGGTCCTGTCAATCCGTTGACAGACATGGTCAAGCTATCGAACACGCTAAAAGCGATGACGGAGTTAGCCGGGTTCAAGGACGCGTCGCAATTCTGGTCAGACCCGACGCAGTATCAGGCGCCGCCCAAAGAAGATAAGCCGGACATAAATGAACAGTTGATCATGGTTCAGATCCAACAGATCCAAGCGGACATCCAGAAAAAGGCAGCCGAGCTGACGCTGGAACGCGAAAAGATGATGATGGACGACGACCGCAAGCGTGACGAGCTAGACGCTGAGCTATTCGTTAAGGCGGAGGAGCTGCAAGCTAAGTACGGCACGCAGCTGAACGTCGAGGACGTCCGCGCGCAGCTAGCGATGAACCGTGAGATGTTGCGGGCGCAGACAGAGGTCATTAAGGGCGCGATAGACGATGATGAAGAGTAAGCAGCAGATCATAGACGACGGGCAGGAGGCTAAGCGCCTCCTGGACGACACTGACCTGAACCGTTTTTTGGATGAGATTAAAGGGGATTGTTGGGTGCAGTTCGAGGCGACTGCCCTAGACGATAGAGAGGGCCGGGAGGCCATTTACATGACATTGCGGGGGGTTGAGACGGTGCGCCAATCGCTCCGAGCAATGGTGGACAACGCGACTATTGAAAAACGAGAGAAATAGCCGCATAATATGGAGTTAATGAGATGTCAGAAGACAACAACCCGCGAGGGACTGATCTGAACAGCGCTCAACAAGCAATCAGCGCCATACTCGCGCCCCAAGAGGATACCGCGACTGAGCCTGAAGCGCCGGAGGTCGAAGCGACAGAGGAATTTGTCGAAGAGGCCTATGAACCACAATCTGAGCCGCAAGGTGACGAGGAGGTTCAACTTGAAACCGAAGACTACGAGGATCAAGACGACGACGCATCTTTCGACCTACTGGCCGCGACGGTTGAGGTAGACGGCGAAGAGATTACCGTTGAAGAATTGAAACGAGGAAATCTAAGGCAGAGAGATTACACACGCAAGACACAGGAATTGGCGGAAGCGCGAAAGCTGATGGAAGCCGAATATAATGAGATTGCGAGTGAGCGGGCACAATATGCTCAACTATTGCCTGCATTGCAGCAACGGTTAGAGCAAAACGAGCAAGAACCTGATTGGGACACTCTGTACGACATGGACCCCCAGCAGGCAGCAAAGGCAGAGCGCCAGTGGCGCGCACAGCAAGATCAACGCAAAGAGCAGATCGAGGCTGTGAAAGCCGAGCAACAACGGATGCAAGCGCTGCAACAGCAACAGATGGCTCAATACCAAGAGCAATACATTGCACAGCAACGCGAGGTCCTGCCGGATGTTATCCCAGAGTGGCGCGACACAAAGGTGCGTCAGCGGGAGACAGGCGAACTTAGAAATTTCCTCCTGCAAGAGGGTTTCTCCGCCGAAGACATATCCGGGCTAGCAAATGCAACGCTCGTAAAACTGGCACGCAAGGCCATGCTATACGATCAAGGACAAACCCGGGCGACGCAGGCGAAAGCTAAGCCGAAACCGAAATCCAAGACGTTAAAGGCAGGGTCGCGCGGATCGCAGCCAAAGCCGAAAGGCGCCCGTATCCAAGCGCTACAGCGCGCACAGTCTGGTCGCGTCAGTGATGCCGCGGCTGCAATTAAAAATCTTCTATAGGAGGCCATTATGGCTATCGTAACAAACACCTTCACTAGCTTTGATGCCAAAGGCATACGCGAAGAGCTTAGTGATGTGATCAACATGATCTCCCCCGAGGATGTCCCGCTGCAAAGCAACATCGGTTCAAAGAACGTAAGCAACACCTATTTTGAGTGGCAGCACGATTCTTTGGCGGCTGTTGACACTACAGCGCGCATTGATGGGGACGACGTATCAGCGTTTGATTCAACATCAGCGACTACACGCGTAGGTAACTACACACAGATCCTACGTCGCTCAGTCATCGTCGCGGACAACCTAGGTTCACAAGACCTTGCGGGCCGCAATGACGAGATGGCAATGCAAATCGCTAAGCGCGGTCGAGAATTAAAAAGAGACCTCGAATCAGTTCTTACGGCGAATAACGCCGCCGTTGCCGGGAACTCATCTACAGCGCGCGAAACAGCGGGCCTAGGTGCGTGGATCGCGACAAACGACGTTCTAGGTTCAGGCGGTGCATCACCAACTGGTGACGGCTCTGACGCGCGTACAGACGGCACACAAGCTGACTTCACTGAGGCAATGCTAAAATCTGCAATGCAGGCGGCGTACACAGCGGGTGGTCAGCCATCAATCCTTATGGTTGGTCCGTTCAACAAAACACAAGTATCTGGTTTTGCAGGTATCGCGGCACAGCGTTACCAAGCGCCATCAGACGCACCGACCACGATAATTGGCGCTGCTGACGTATACTTGTCCGATTTTGGCAGCCTCTCAGTGGTCCCTAATAGGTTCCAGCGTGAGCGTGACGCGTGGCTACTAGACCCAGAATATGCGTCAGTTTGCTACCTACGTCCGATCCAGAAAGTGGATCTTGCGAAAACAGGCGACGCATCCAAAGCGATGTTGCTTGTCGAAGCGGGCCTAGAGGTAGGCGCAGAGGACGCACACGCAGGCGTGTTCGACCTTACAACTTCATAATATTGTCGGGGCGGCTGCGGCCGCCCCTACTCTTTTGGAGGATACGATGACTAAGCGACTATTCAGTCACGACGCCGAGCAGGGCATCACGAAATATTGGCACGTCACCGGCAATGGGGAGTATGTCGTTGAGACGGTGCAGGACGTTAGCAAGATCGCCGATTTTAACAAGCGACAGTATAACGAAACCCCCGACAAGTATAGCGACGTCAACAAGGTGGCATCAATCCCGCTTTCAGTGTATTATCAGCTCAAGCAGCAAGGTATAGCGGACGACCCGGTGGCCTTGAAGAAGTGGTTGAACGATAGCGACAACCAGGTATTTAGAACAAGGGCGGGCAAGCTGTGAGCATTACGACCTACGACGAACTGAAATCCTCGATCGCGGATTTTCTCAACCGTGATGACCTGACGGCGGTGATCCCGACGTTCATCTCATTGGCTGAGACAGACATGAACCGCAAGGTGCGCCACTGGCGCATGGAGAATCGCGCAGTGGCGACATTGGACACGCGATACACCGCGTTGCCTAGCGATTTCATCGAGGCGCAGCGCGTAATGATCACAGGGCCAACCGTAACGCGCCTAGAGATGATCACGCAGGGCGACCTGATGGACCGCCGCTCTGTCGACGACACCGCAAAAAAGCCTGCGTACTACGCAATCGTGGACGGCGCGTTTGAGGTGTATCCGACGCCCGACCAGGACTATGACCTAGAAGTGCTGTATTATGAGAGAATTCAAGCGCTTTCCGCGGCTGTGCAGTCTAACTGGATGTTGCAGTACAATTCCGACGCATACTTATACGGCAGCCTTTTACATGCAGCTCCGTATTTAGGTGAAGACCAGCGTGCGCAGATTTGGGCGTCGTTGTATAAAAATGCTATAGATGCTATAAATCTTGAAGATGATAAGGCAAAGGCGAGCGGCGCAGCCCACCGCATGAGAATTAGGAGCTTTTAAATGGCAAGCATTGCAGATCGCGTACTAGACAACGGCTTGACCGTTTTAGATACGGAAGCTAACCGTGTTGATTTAACCTCACAAGAAGCGACATCATACGCAGAAGCGACATCAACTTACACTCTTGGCAACAAAACAAGCATTTCGATTGGTGCGCCGACAGATCGCACAGGCGGTGGTCGTAAGGTTACGATGGCGGCTATTTCTGACGGGTCTATCACAGGCACAGGCACAGCAACGCATTATGCGATTGTTGACACGTCAAATTCACGATTGCTTGTTACGGGCGCACTTACAGCGTCACAAAGCGTAACAACAGGCAACACATTCTCACTCGAAGCGTTGGACATCGGCATCCCTGATCCAAGCTAATTTAGGGGGCTGTAATGGCAGTAAAATTTGC